TGTGGTTTAGGTCATTTTCATTAACTGCATTAAACACAAAGTCTCTATGTGGCTTTGGACTACCTAGCAATGCATCCAAGTATTTGGGCTTTGTGCTATATGGGTTAATGTTCAACACCTTGTCCGGTAATGCTTTGTAAATGTTGGCTGTGGTTTTAAACCAATCGCCCCAGCAAATAATGTGACTGTTAATGTCATCACGATCATTTACGGCACCGGGTAATAGCCAGTACACATTGTCATGGTGGCACTTTTCCCAAATTTGCCAATGGAAGTTGTGGAGTTCACTTTCAAAAGTAAACACCAAGTCACTGATGTAACTTAAACGATTGATTTTATCTTCAAACCCAATGTACGCAGTATCAAAGTCACAGTGCAAACGATGTGTAGTGAACGCAACCTTTAGCGAGGCTTCTGCTGCTTCAAACTCATCAATGCTGTGAGATAGTGTGTAAGGGGTTTTGAAATTTATGTGTGGTAGCCATTCATTGTCAATGATTTGGCTGTCGCTGTAAACTAATATCATACTTGTAATTATCTAAACTACAAGTATGATATAATTTATCGTTTTCCGAGTGCTCTGCTAGCCATACCAGAAACAGTTTTTTCCGGTGCAGTTTGACCAGCTGAAGTGCCGCCGCCGCCTTCATTTGAGAATGGATCATCATCAAATGGAGTTAGGTATACGTACTTAACAATAGAAGTACCGCCTGCGGCAGGATCATGTACTTCGTCGTCTTTAATGTCTGCAATTAAATTCTTAACAGCTTCATTGCTCTTGCGGGCGTTTTCCAATGCTTCTGCGTTAAACATTTCGCCACCTGGCAAACGCTTGATCAAGTTCACTAAAGCGTCAACACGAACACGCGGAACTGAATGTCCGTGTGCTCTATTGCGTAACTCTTCAAGGGCAGTTAAAAGAACGCTATCGCCGCGAGATTCGGCTTCGTCCTCAATCATTCCCCCAAGGCCACTGCTTTCTGTGACAAATTCGCTTAGACGCATTATCTACGCTCTCTACCTAGTTCAGCAGATCCGCCAGCAGCAGCATCAGTAGCAGCAAAGTCGCCACCCATGTCTAAGTCACTTGGCTCGCCTAAATCGGCAGCGCCACCCATATCACCCCCTAGGTCGCCCATGCCACCCATTCCTGGACCGCCCATGCCACCACCTAAGCCCATTGGCTGATCAACTTGCTCACCAGCTAAACCACGAGCAGCATTGTCTGCTGTTTCACGGCCTTGTTGTAGTGTAGAAGCTAAGTCTTGTAGCAACGGAGCAACAGCACCTTTGAAGCTGTCAGCTTGCTCAATGCCCAATTGGTCACGGATTGTGTCTAGCAATGCAGGCAATTGTTCGTTCTGCATTTTACCAATCTTTTCCAACATGTCTTGGATACTGTCAACCATGTCTTTTGCAGCTAGGATAGCTTCGCTCTTAGCCATTTCGCTTTCAGCGATAAAGCTCTTTTGGTTTTCACGCATCCAGCTATGAATGCTTTCACGGACCATGTACATTTCCATGTACTTGGCGTTACGTTCTGCAACGTGAACACCGTGGGTTTTCTTAATCTTGTTTAGGGCTTCAGTAATGGACGTTGCCATGCTATAAGCCTTCTTAAGTGTTAGATTTTCGTAATCTACAGAAAAACCGAAGCGGCTTTCCATCACTTTTTTCATTTGTTTTGTGGTAGGCTTTTGTGCCATATCGTTTAATTTCATAGTGGTTTTTCCCAAATACCTTTCAAATATTTAGCCGAATTTAAAGTTTTTTCAAGATCATCTGACGCATCTTCTAGCATACTTTGTATCTTTGCGAGTCTTGCATCGCTTAAATCAACAGCAAAATAGTCGCCACGTTTAATGGCTTGCTGTCTAGTATGCCGATAGTTCGTTTGATCCTGCGTATACTTACTTACCTTCGCATCTTGCTCCAGGAGTTTTTGGCTGTGCTTAATGCGGCCAGTGTGCTCTAAGATACACCAGGATACAGCAGATTGTTTACTGCTAAATGCGTTTACTAATTCGTTGAACACATTATACACATGCCACGCAGAATTCACATTCTTAACGGTAAACTTACCTACGTAGAACCCATTCTTAAGTGGAATGATTACTGGTTCTTTTTTAAGTAAACGCTCTGCTTCTTGCTTTGCCCAAACGCCAATGTATAAACTAGTGGCTTCTGTTGCTGCAATAACTTCAGTGATGGGCGGAGCTTTAGCGAATTTTCTTTTTGTAGACGATTTTGCCATCTTGATTTTTTCTCAATAAAACATCTTTATTGACTAGTTGATTTGCTATGTGTTGCTCACGCAAGTCTAGCTGAGATTTTTCAATTATCTCTTCTTCGTGGAATTTACCCAACACATCCGCTTCTTCGTTTGTGATAGGTACTTGTAAGTGATTGATTAGTTCTACGATTCTCATTTGACGTGTATAACTAAGGTTCCAATAACACCAATTAGAGCGCCAAGCACTGTTGTACCGATGGCGATAAACGTCTTGTTAGATTCGTTTGGTGCGGAAGCAATAGCTGCCTTTACTTCAACGATTAGTGTTTCGATTTTGCCCATGCGGTCATCTAAGCTGCACAAGCGATCATCTAGGTTTTTGTATCTTTCTGCACATAATTCTACGTGTGCTTCAAGACTTTTCTTTTCAATATCCGAAGAAGCCATTTTGCTTCAACTCCTTAATAGTATAATGCCGCATCACTAACCTACCTCATCGGCAACTAAACGTTATTTAAATCGATTGCTCGATTTTTAAAGTATACGTTTTTGATTGCACCGTGTGGGTAAAATATAGGTAACATGAAACGGGCTGTTTCATCTAATCCTTGGATAATAGGTATCTGTTCGAAGTCTTGAACTAACGCACCAAGCGGATGGTCATTAAGCAAAAAGACATCAGTGGTCTCTACTGCAAAAGTCCAAATCCAAATCTTGTGGCGTCCCTGGTAATACTCTCCAAAATCCCAACCGTCGCCTAAAGTGCTTTCAGTACAAACTGGGCCCTTGATTAATACAGGTTGGGTACGCAAGCCAATTGTTTGTAATACGGTTTCCCAATTACGTTGTTGGTTACGCTGGAATTCTTGATCAGGTCTATAGCGAGTTACACCAGTAGCGGTAATGTCTACTAGTGTGTAACCTGTATAAAATTGCAAGCCTCTATCCATGTAGATATTTATGGCCAAGAAAAAAGGCAGCACGAAACTGCCTTCTTATAAGTGTTAACTCTTAAGCTAACTTCAAGCCACCTGTGCTGCTAACTGTTACGCTAGACACTGTGCTGTTACCATATACACCTAGTTGTGTGATGTTTGCACGAATGTATGCTTGCAAGTCTGCGTCAGTCCATGCACTGTGTTCTACCAATGCACTTAGCTGGCTGCTGCCGCTTTCAACTTGGTATGCTACAACGGTATTACGTTGTTGAATGACGTTCAAGATTTGTGATACTAGACCAACGTTGCCACTGGTACGGTTAACACCGCTTTCCAATGTTAAGTTAGATGCAGCGTATCCGCCAACACCTGTAATCTTGTATGCCGTGATGCGGCCAGTCATGCCAGGGGCAATAATGCCTGTAGCTGTTCTTGCCGAACCGTCTGTGTTACCATCTACGTCTGTTGCAACTACTGCGGTTGCATCGCCGTTTACTTTTAATGCGCCTAAGGCCATGTTATATCTCCAATATAGTGTATTTAGTTAGTTACTGATTTTACGGCCAACAAAAAAGGCTCCGAAGAGCCTTTTTGTTACTTAATTAAGTATTAAGCCCACTCAGTCAATGTCAATGTCTTAACTGCAACTGTTGTAGAAACACCAGTAGCTGCTGTAACAACTGTATCAACACGAGCAGCAACGCTAGCTTCGCCGTTGTCAGATGCTGTAGCACCGTCTAGAGCAACAACGAAACCGTTGTCTGCACGAGCACCGATGATAACAATGCTACCGATAGTTTCGATAGCACGGATAGCTTTAGTGAAGTTACCTTCAGTAATTGCTACACCGCCGCCTGGTTGTGTATCTGCTGTACCAACGTTGGTACCAGTGATCAACAAGAATAGTGGTTGGTAACCGTAGAAGCTACCTGCTTGAGTTGTGCCGTTTACACGTAATTGTCCTAATGCCATTTTATTTCTCCTAATATTAATGGGCTTATCGCCTCATGTAAATATTTATCTTTTTGATAAAAAAGGTGTTAATTACTTGTTAAAAAGAGCTCGACTAAACTGCCCTCTGTTAACCAGCTTAATTAACCCATCCGGCCCGGGGAATACAAAACCTTCGCCACCTGCTTGTCCATTAACGGACTGCTGCACACCTTGTACTTGCTGTTCAAGCTGCTGTGCAAGATTCAATTTGTACGCATATATCGCGTTCCAAATAGCTTTTAATCCTGCGTAACCTTGGCTTTCGTGTACTTGCCCTTCGCCGTCTGTAGTGAACAAAGAGCCCGAATAATCGTCTCCAACAAGAGCTGAGTACTGTTTATTGCTAACATTACCCTTCATCCAATCATGCAGATCCTGGTCCGTTTGGCAAGTAATCTTCTTGTTGAAGTAAGTCTTGATTAGAGCTTTTGTGCTAGATGGAATGTTAACAAACAAATCGTCTACTGCTGAGCCGTAACGTTCTACTGCTGCGGCCGCTGCTTTGCTTAAGGATACTGGATCACGTAGGCTAAAACGAATGCCTAGCCCGGGCTTGATAATAGTTACGCCGCCCTGTACAGTAACAAGACCTTTTCCGTCCCATTCTGATGCTGTGCCGCCTAGCTCGCCAAAGTGTTGATGCACAACAATACCGCCACTGCTGCCTTTAATTGTTTGCCCAATGCCACTTTGCACAGGAACAGCATACTCTACAGTGTTAGGCTTAAACACGTAGTTGCCTTTAACAGGATTTAGTGGTCCTGCCCAAAGCAAGTCGCCCCAGAAGAATCCTTCACCTTTAGTCACTGCATCTAGTCCTGCCCAAATTGCCGCTAGCTTAGTGTACAAGTCAGGACGCATTGTGCCTGTTGGCTTTTGCGAATCGTAGCGTTGCCAGTCTTCTGGACTAGTTGCAAGGATACGCTTATCAAACATGTACTTGTCCATAATGGCTAGCTTGCCTTCTGGTGTACGTCCAAAGATAAGTGCAGGAAATCCGTCCCACTTAACTGTTACTTTAGTTGGATTAGCAATTACGCCACCCAACGAACGTACGGCCATAGCCGCTGCATTACTACCATCAAAGATACTGTCTTCAGGGTGCGGAGTGCGTCCTGTAGTATCGTGGTTTTCTTTTAGGGACTTCACAAAAGAGAACTTAGGGCTTTCTTCCATTTGATCTAGCCAAGTTTGTGTGCCTGGATAAACGTCTTCTGGAAGTTCAATGTTGCCTGCTGCTGCATCTTGTCTAGCTTGTGCTAGTTTGCCTTCGCGATCTGGATCATCTACTAGTCTAGCCATCATTGAGCTAACACTATCTAGATCCTTTTCTTTTGCTTTAGGTCCCAGTAGGATCTTAGCAACTTGTCTGCGAGTCTTGCCCACAACTTCATCTGTATTGCGATCAATTAGCTTGCCACCGAATGCATCAAACTTTAGTCCCATGTGCTTTGCAATGCTGCTCATTAGAATAAAGTTGCTGCTGCCTTTAAATCCCTCTTGATCATACATGCCACGACGACCATGTTGGTGCCATGGAGCAACCGCGGCAGCATCATCAATGACCATAATGTCAACTTGTGCTAGTTTTGGGTCGCCGCTTTGATCTTTGTAAGGAACGCCAACATGAACGTTACGTCCTTTGGTTACTGCTTTGTAACCACGTTGCTCAAGATACTGTTGCAGCTTCTTCTTTGCAGATTGTGCATCAACAGTTTGGAAATACTCAATTACATCCGCGGAGTCGATCATTAAGTCAATGTCCCCAGATTCATCTTTGTATCCGGCACTACCAATGTCTGCTTGCAAATTGGCTAGCAGTTCGCTAGGCAAAGCATTTTTGATCGTAGAAACAACACCGGGTACACAGTTTCGTGCTATCGGTGTTGCATTCTCAATTGCGCCATTTCCTGTGCTTGTTTGGCTCATCACTTAGATTTCATTTTGCGCCATAGGACTTCAGCTAAATCGATTCCTTCGGCTACTTGTTGACTTTGTATCTTTTGCAATATTTTAGCATCAGCTGGATTATTTGGATCCAACTTTTGGCCACCAATCCTAACGGGTTCGCCCGAAACAGGTTGCGCCGGTGCTGACGCGGTAGTAGGGGCCGCAGCAGGTGCTACTGTTGGGGCCGGTGATGATTGTGCTTTCTTAGCCAAAGTAGCATCGACGGTCTTTTTAACACTGTTTAAATCTCGGGTTCTAAGAGTGGGAATAATTTTATTAATCTGACCAACTCCCACTTTGCTTTGTTGATCGGCAACTGTTGGTACCTGTGGTGCCGCAGGTGCAGGCGGAGTTACACCAGGGATAGTTTTACCTTGGCGCTTATACGCCGGAATATCGTAGTTAACTGGCGGTGTTGCAGCCGGTTGTTCTGCTGGGGGCTGTTCTGGGTCAACAGGGGTTGTGCCTGTGCTAGTTGCGTTTGCAGAATCAATTGCCTTTGCAAGCTGTGGTGAACCTAAGCCTTTTGCAACTCCACTCCAGAAGCCCGCTTCCGATATAACATCATTAATTTTCATTACTACGTTGTCTCCTAATTCCTCGAGTGAATTTAGCAGGATCTTGTGCCCTAATGCTGTTTAAGAGGCGGCGCTCTAGTTCAGCACTTGTTTCGGCATCGTAATTTTCCTTGATAAAATTTATCAAGTTGATAGCACCTTGAATTACATGGGTTGCACGACTTTCGACTAAGCTAGCCTGGTCCTTAGCAACAGGCATGCTAGCAAGTTCGTCTAAAATGCTACGAGTACGCTTCTGCAAGATATCACTCCAATTAGTTATATTTATGGTTTAGCAATAACTTGCTACTTCTTAGGTTCTTGTGACCAAATGGCATATACAGAATATCGCACATGATCTGCCGGAACTTTAGTGTCTAAACTGTGGTACAGTCCTTGACTGTTGTCTGCAATATACCCGCAATTCTGTTGGTATTTTGCCTGTGTTTTTCCGTTGTGTTCAAACGTTGTACCTAGCTCTGCAGGACCCGATGTTAGGTAAAGCTGTATAGCTAGATCTATAACAGGATTATCAGTGTGTCTGCTAATTGAGTAGCCTTCAACATCTTTCCATAAGTTAATCCCGTGAAAGTATACCGTGCGGTTAAACATAACAGAAAGATACCCGGTTAAGTACTCAAATACTATGTGAGTTTCTTCAAGTGCCGAGTCGGGTTCCCAATTAACTTGGTAACGGCATATGTCTTTGTACCCTTGTGCTGCAACCCAGTCTGTACGAGTCTCTGCGTATTTGACTAGCTTGTCTATTAACGTAGGGTGCAAAAAATCCTCAACTAGATACAGCTTTTCTTGTGCCATACCTAAGGAGGATAGTTTGGCTAAAGAGTACTGAGTAGCTTCTTCAATTAATGAAAAATCTAAACTCATTAATCTCCTTTTTTAATTCCCGCTAACATACTTTTGAGCTTAGTGCTTTGCACATCCGCTGTTACCTTGGGGCCTTGTTCCCACGCTGGTGTACCTGTTGCACGTTGGAATGAACTAGGTCCTTCGTCGTCGCTTGCCGCAGGGGCAGGGGCAGGGGTACTCTTAATGCGATTCATGATGCTGTTAACTAAAGGTGGTCCGCCACCATTGTTCTCAGGAATACCTGGGTCACTAATACGCATGGTTTCGATGTTGTACTCAAGGTCAATCTTTTGCCCAACACCAGTTGAACTACGTGACTTCATACACTGAATCTGATACTTGCCACGCTCTTTCATAGCACGACTTGTAAAGATACCAAACACGTTGTCGGCAGTGTTAATCTTTGAAATACCGCCCGAAATGTGTGAGTGGTCAAATTCAACTTCCTCAACAGCACTACGGTTCAACTGTGACGCTGTAACAAATAGTACTCCTAGTTCTTTTGCAAGGTTACGTAATTCTTCTGACACATACTTGTCCTTAACAAACAAGTCGTTGGGGCTAACCTTTGCACTCACAGGCATAATCAAGTCCAAATAGTCAACCATAACAAAGTCAACGGTATTACCTGTTTGGATCTGATACTCTTTAATAAAGCTACGGATGTCGTTTACGTTGCTTTGTGCAGGTAAACCTTTGATCCGATACTTACCGGACTTCTTACCGACCATCTTAACTTTAAGTTCAGTGGTCTCAATGTCCTTGCGAATGTCTTTTGTGCCTGTGCTGGTTAACATAGCGTCTGTACGCAACGAACACAACTCTTCTGAAAGTTCAAGTGTAATGTAAACACCGCTCAGGCCCATTTGCAACCAGCTGAGTGCAATGTTCATCATAACAAGTGACTTACCCGAACCCGATCCACCTGCAAAGATGTTTAGTTCACCTCGACTGAACCCGCCGTATAGTAGCCTATCCATCTGCGGCCACCCTGTGCTAACTTGTCCACCACTGTTAAAGTATTTGTTAATACGTTCAGCAGGGTTTGCAAAGTAGTCAGTACCAAGATCTTTTGTTAGACTAATTTGTACAGCATCCTTGATCAGCTTCTCAATTGGGGAGAAGTCTCCCTGCTCAATCATGTCGGCCGACTTTAGAATAGCACGTTCTAGTTCTTGTCGCTTGGTAAAGTTTTCGAACTCGTTAATGAACCACTCAGTGTGGTCTTGCATCTCAGGTGCAGGATTTAATTCTACACTTGTGGTTGCCTTAATTTGCTCAGGTGTCGGTAGCGTTTTATATTTGTCGCTGTACTCAGTAACAAACTTTGCAGTCTCTCTTAGACTGCGATCAAAGTTTTCTGGGTTGTAAATGTTCTGCACACGCACAAAATTTTGGGCGTCTTGCAGCATCATCTCTAAAAATAGTTTTTGGATTTCTGCGTTATATTCTTTATTCATTGTTAACTATGTATGCGTTTACGCATTAACTCTATTTTTAAACGGCTCGATTCGCGGCCGTCTAATATGGCCCTCATCGTAAATAATTTACCGTATTTTTGTACTGCGGCTGCTACGTCTTTGCATTCTTCTCGCCAAACAGGGAAGCTAACCGACCAACCATACTCAAGCGCCTGTGTGACAAGTCGCTCACCTGCCCATACCATTCGACCCTTAACTTCTTTAACGTCAAAGTCTGGGACCACAATGACGTCCCGTCCAAGACTATCAATAATATCAGCTTGAACTTCACTGCACTCGTTAGATAAAATAGCAACACCGTCAACTGCCATCGCATCAAACGGACCTTCCATCGCAAGAACAAACTTCCTATCAGGAGTCTGATTATCCACATTGAAAACAAAATTAGGCTCATAACTGTTGTGGTATTTGGGCTTGACTGTGTCTTCCCAGGTTCTTGCTGTGTATCCAATTACTTCACCTTTCCATTTAAATGGAATAACTACACGTTTGTGTAGATTGTATGCTTCACTTTCTGTGGTGCATAATTCGTAACGATTCCAATCAACCTTACGATCGTGGATATAGTTAAATGCTTTTACAAACTGTGGGTGAACGGGCTCGTCTGGGTCTTGCAGCATTAGGAATGTTCGCCATTGCTGAAAGCTCACAGTATTCTCGGGTAACGGGCGTGGCTTAAACGTAATCTCTTCATCAGCTATTTGTTTTACTTGTTCTGGACTGATTAGATCTTTAACACGGATCGCATCTATTACCAAACGCTTGATGGAGTTTTCATCGGCTCCTAACCAACTCAGTAGCTTTCTAAACTTAAAGTTTAGATGGCGTCCTGGTGTGTAGTTGGCTTTGAAGTTACAGTTGAAACAAGAGTATGATATGGATCCGTCGGCATTAGAAATTACGCCGCCACGCCCCCGATTGTCTCGGCTCTCACCGTTGTGCTCACAACAGACAGCGTTAAACGAAGTCCAGCCATTAGAACTGGTCTTACGTTTAGCAGGTAGGTATTGTTTTACCGAGTCTTGAATTGTTGTTAGCATCACACAATTATATAGTGTGTGATGCTAAAACTCAAACTTTTAGGGGTTCTCTATTGCCCAGATTCTAGCAGCAAGTTGATTTAATGCTGCCGCAACACTTGAGACTGGAGTTGTCCAATGTGTGGCGTTGGCCATAGTAAATGAGATATTACCTGTTGCTGTTAGATTTACTGTTGAGATTGACGATGCCCCAACGATAGCACCAGCAGGGCTACCCATGAACATAAGGTCGCCCGATATGTGTGTGCTTGAAAGATATGCGTTGCCAAATTCTGCGCCAACATTACCTAAGGTAAATGTAGATGGTGAAGATGGAAGAATATGAGTACTAATAGTTAAATTGCCAGCGTCCCATTTACCAACTTGGTTAGCGTCCTCAGCTCCGCCTGCATAGAAATTAACCGATGTGCCAATGGTTGTTGTTGCCAACAATAAGTTGCCACCGTTAGTTAACAAGTAACCGTCGTTTGGTTTAATAGCAGTGTAACCTGGGAACAAGTAGGTGCTACTTGCAATACCCATGTCAATAAAGTTTTGAGTATCATTGCCGTTGTCTGCTGTGGCAACAAAGTCCGAGCTAGCAAGTGGGCCGCTACTCAAGTTCTGCATGTTAATTTGAACATACGAATCAACGTTGCTAGTAAACTGTGCTAACACGTTTGGTAAGAACTGACCGCCTTCGCCAACTTGGAAGCGTGTATCTGGGTGACCACTTAAGTAAACGTTGCCAGCAACACCAAGCCCACCGTTAGGGATAATCAATGCCCCAGTGGTGTGATTAGTACTCGGTATTGCAGAGTTTGCCACAAGCTGAGAATTAACTTGAACTACCTGAGTTGACACCGCAGCGTTACCTAAAATAATCGGATCTACTACGTTAAGTCCAGTAATTTGTTGATTGCTAACTCTAAGGTTACCAAGCACCGTTGGAGTTATTGTGGTAAAGATCGAAACTCCGTTTGCAAATTGGTATGTGTCGCTCTTGAGTTGTTCTGTAACTGTTAAGATGTTAGAAGTGATTACACCGTTGAAGCTTTGGATGTAGTTGCTAACTGCAATGTTACCATACGAAGTTACACGAGCACCGTTGGCCCAGAACACGCCACCTGCTTCAAGAATAACGTTAGACGTAGTAATTGCACCAGACAACGTGATGTTTCCAGTAGTCGCCGACACAATTGCTGAGTTAGCAATGGCCATGTTAGCTGCAAGGTCTGCCGGAGTAACAAATCCACTACCAACAATGATTCCGTTAACTGTTGTGGTTAACGTGCTTACATTACTGTTGATTAGGTCAATTTGATCAGATTGTGTTGCTGCATTGGCTGTTGTGATAGACTGCAATGATGCTATCCAGTCTGCTTGGTACGCTGCGTTAGCGGTTAAAGTGTTTAATGCAGAGTTTTGGGTTGCTGCATTGGCAAACAATGTAACAATATCAGCAGAGTTTGTGCCAACGGTTGACTGCAATGCAGAGATAGCTGCGTTTGCAGCGGCTACATTAGAGTTAATTGTTGTTAGGATACCTGCTTGAGTAGATGCATTACCAAACAATGTTGTTAGACTTGCTGCCTGTGCCGCTGCGTTAGCAAGTAATCCATCAAGGTAGTCACTTTGCCCTGCGGCGTTTGCAGTTAATACAGTTAACGCAGAGTTTTGTGCTGCTGCGTTTGCAGTTTGTACAGCCAAGTTAGCTGTAATTACATCAAGTGCAGCCGATTGAGTTGCTGCGTTTGCTGTCAGTGTTGTAAGCGTTGCTGCCTGTGCTGCTGCGTTAGCAGTCAATACTACCAATGCGTCACTTTGGACACCGGCGTTAGCTGTCAACGATGTTAACCAGTCTGCTTGGTAAGCTGCGTTGGCTGTTAATGTGGTTAGCTCTGTATTTTGAGTGGCTGCGTTTGCATAAAGGTCAGCAATGCTTGCACTCTGGGTCGCGGCATTGGCAGTCAAAACAGTTAATGCATCTGCTTGTGTGGCTGCGTTCGCTGTTAAGGTAACTAATGTGCCAGCTTGAGCTGCGGCATTGGCATACAACGTAACAATGTCACCTGCTTGTGCTGCTGCGTTAGCAAGCAATCCATTTAGGTAATCGTTTTGGGTAGCGGCGTTAGCATCCAATAGATACAATAACTGTGCCTGACCTGCTGCGTTTGCAGTTAGGGTACTAATGGCTGTATCGTGTGTGGACAATTGCCCAGTGATAGTGGCAACGTTTGTGTTTAAGTCACTGCGTAATGAAGTAATTGCAGCATCTTGTACACCTGCATTTGATTGCAGGCTAGCAATAGCAGCATCTTGGATAGCTGCATTAGACTGCAATCCACTAAACCAACCTGATTGGTATGCTGCGTTTGCAAATAAGGTAGCAATGTCGCCTGTGTTGGTGTTTACTGTAGTAGTAAGGGCTGCGATGTTGCCGCTTTGTACTGCTGCGTTAGCAAACAAGGTAACAATGTCTGCACCTTGTGAGCTCGTTACACTTTGCAAAGCTGCAATGTTAACGTTGGCTGCTTCAATGTTTGCACGTAGAGCATCTAGTTCGGCAGAATCAACTCCGCCACCTAAAGCTGCAATGGCTGCATTGGCAGCAATGATATTGGCTTGTAAGCTAGCAACGTTCGCAATCCATTGTGCATTGGTTGTGTCAATTTCACCTTGTAATACTAGATCCGCAGCTTGCAATGCAATGATTGCCGCGTTTTGAACAGCGGCATTTGAAGTTAAAGATGTAATGCTGTTACTTTGTGTTGATGCATTGGCATACAAAGTAACAATGTTTGCGTTGATTGCTGCAATGTTGGCATAGATTGGTGTTAGGTCTGTTACACCACTTACAGTGGTTACAGCACTATCTACGTAATCCTGCGTTGCTAAAAGGGTTCCGCCGGCATTAATGCCGTCTTGTACTCGCAAAGTGTCTAAATCTGTATCAACAGTAACTTCGCCAATTGGGCCAGTGTAGGCACTCATGGTAGCAGTGTTGCCACGCTTTAATAATACTTGTCTGATAACTACGTTTGCTACTGTCATTATATTGCTCCACCATCAATTACATACTCTTGTTCATCTGGCAAACCTTCTGTGTTCTCATAGTATGCTGGTAGGACTTGTAGATCCAATGGCACGCCATAATTGTCATCGATGTATGCTGGCTTTTGTGAGTTGTCTGATGTTTTTATTGTTCTAAATGTTAATTTGTAAAAGCGTTGCTCAAGACTGTTAACAGTCGTAGAGTCAATTGTGAATTGGCCCAAGCCCTGTGCAATGTTTGCCCATGTAACTGCATAACTCATTACGGTTATTTTGTTTGTTGGGTCCTGGATATCGGCTTGCATAGCATATCCTGTAAGATCAACTTTCTTTTGATCTTGATTTTTGACAATAACTTGGATAGGATTGTCAATTCCCTGGTATACGGTTACAGATCTGCTGTACACTTTGCGATTCCTTACTGTGAAAATAGAGGTATCCAAAATTTGGACCTCCACTGTGTTGTCATATAAATATGTTTTGATAGTCTGCATTTGGGATTATCTTTAACATATTTACCAAAAACACAGTGGATCAGGGACAGCAACAACTCATCGATAAGTACCCATTTTTAACTTTCTTAGTTTACGGGGGAAACGAATACATAGGCATCGTGCAAAACGTCGATGACATTATTACCACCATCTACGATTATGGTGCAATACGGACGCTAGAAGAACGCAGTGCATTCCTAGAACTAGGAGAGCAATGGTGGTGGGAAAGCAATAGACTTATACCCATCAATGTGTTTTTGAAAACAGAATGGGCAGGATTTCGCGGCTGTTTAAAGACTATGAACAGCAAAGACGTGGAAATCAAGTTTGGCCCGCAAGTTAGCCTAAGAGAAATGGCCAACAAGCGTAGCAAAAGACGCAGTATTACACTAGTTCGACGCTTGAGCTAGGTTCATGTTAACTGCTACAAGGTGTGCGTAGGCGACTGCGTGACTGCGTTTGAAGTAATAACTGTCATCTTCAGGTTTTTCCCATACTGTCTTGGATACTTCTTTCCAAGTTTCCCCAATTAGGTGCCGTTTAGCTGGTCTGATTATGGCCAGAAACATTGCCATGCGTGGAATGCTGTTAACAGCTTCTGGCATCTTAATCAGTGTGTCGTAATGATTGCCAATGTGAATCATTTGGCTGCAAAACTCTTGGTCGTACAGCCGATCCCACTCGGGCTCGCGGGCCATTAGTTCTTGTAAATGTTGTTCACTCTTTATCTGCGTATATAAAGAAACATTCAAGAAGTCTAGTTTAGCATAGCCACGATCTTCTGCAACTTTGTGATCAATTGTTGCAACACCTGTAAAAGGATCGTATGGTATCTGTGTGGGATATACGCCAGTGTTGTGTTTGATAATCTTGCCGTCACGCATGATCCCTGCACTCACGTGGGGCAGTAAGTCAAGTGCTCGGTCTCTGTTACCAAAGTCAATGTCAATGTCGCTTTTAAATTTCATGTTTGGCTCCTGCCCATCTTAGTGCAAACAGGGTAGCATAGCTTTCTACCCTGTCATCAAAGTTGAATATAGTTACACGCTGGTCAGGAATGTAATGCCATGTATAGTCTACCCTATTGATCAGTCCTTGATCCGCACACCAGTGGCTGAGTTCCACAGAGAAGTTAGCGCCTTCACGCTTGTCTGACCATGGAACTTCAACTCTAATCACAATCCTGCCTGCTTTAGAATATGTTTAACCCACTCAACATCATCAGGGTAGTCCTTAAACTTTCGTTGCCAGAACTCGGGATCGATATAATCCCAAATCATCGCCGTTTGGTCTTGAGTGAGTTGATCAAGAAAGTCAACGCCGCTGGCACAATTGTATATAACCCAAGGGCTAATCCTACCGGTAGTAATATGATGGCAAATACGATTACCATTGCCGTATCGAAAATAGTCTGTAAAGCCGTTTTTAAGTTCTGGATGATCGTCTGCATAGTTTTGCATTTCCTTTAGTGCTCGCTCCAGTGCATCCTGCACTGCTTCTTTTTGCATGTAGGGATTCATCCACTCAACATACAATGCGTCTTTGCACCAGTAGTCTAATTTCTTATTGTTCTTTAATAGCCATTCAGTGAAGTTGGCGAAGTTAAGGCAGCGAATACTAACACAGTATCTACCAAACTTAACAAACGCTTGGTAATACGGACTTGCTGCAAAGTCCTCATACGATTTGGTCTTAGATGACCCTTGTGTCATTTGGTAGAACAACAAATAGGCACGTAGGCCAAACTGTACGCCAGTTTCGCCTTGTTGTTGATGCCTACGTTTTTGTTCGCAAAGGTGTGCAACTAATGTACTTTCCTTTGCATACCCTTTACCACAGTATTGGCATTTATAGTTCGGCTTTGATTCTTTTTTCATCCCAGCCGTGCTCTCTTGCCAACTGCTTAAGATCGTCCGTAGTGTTGAGTCTTCCGAGTAATTCAATTTCGTCTTCTTTGTAATGCGGGTATAGGCTTCTTAGAAACTTTTCTGCTTTGCTGTTGTTTGATTTTTTCTTGCCAGCAAGCCAGTTATGTCGTTGTTTGCCCATGCCCGGACTAATTGTTGTTGATAGAAGCCACTGTAACTTCTTGTGCTCACTTGTACTAATGTCAAAGAAGTGTTTGTTTAACCGTTCATTGGCACTCATCAAGTAATAGGCTTGCAAGTCGGGGGAACCATCGACAGCGGCACCCCAACGAATCATCATGTAGGGGCTAAGTTGCTTTGCTTCCTCTTCGGATAAGTTATCCAAGAAGTTTCTATCTTTGAGGTCTAGTGCTCCAAGCACCCTGCCAATTTCAAGTTTGGTTGCCATTATCTTCTAATAGTTTGTAAAATATTATAACACGTTCTAGCTCTGATGCCAAGCCAGGATGGGTCTTTGCTTTTCGACGAATCTCTCCCCAAAGTTTATCTTCAAGGATTTGATCCATTTTACTTCGGGCCGTGTGGCTCTCGCCAACTAGCGAACGATCAGTGGTGCCTGCTTCTCTAGCATATACTGCATCACCAACTCTCTCATATATGTAAGTTGCCCCAGGCTTAAGTTGCCCCATAGGTGTATCCGTATTGAGCATGTGCCCAACGTAAGAAACGCTCTAGACCTTCCTTATCGTCGGGATAACTTTCCAAATAGATTCTTGCGAGTCTATTAATGGTTTCAAAAATTTGAGGTTCTGTATAATTTCCCATATCACCAACACTTAGAATAATCAACTACCTCACTTTGACGCGAGATATCTTTTACAAAATACGCACACAAGGGTTCGCTTGTTCCGCTCTCCAAAGGTACTGCAAGCATCTGCCCGGGTTTTAGCTTTGGAAAGTACCATTTGACATCTTGGTATATGTCCACAATTTCAACGGGCTTAAACTCGGGTTTAAAGCTGCTTAAGGGGTTGAAACAGTACACGCTAAAGCCCCTGTCATTGATACTTGTTAACGGCACAACTTCAAGATCGCCTAGATCCGGTTCGCCAATTAGCAATTGCCAATCAACTGGCATTTTAATAACATTATTACCAATACGTAATACCAAAGCTGGTGCGTTAAATGATTCTAAGAAGATTAACGGAATGTAAAAGTAGTCTGGGTTCTTAGGGTCACTGTTGTCTAATACAGCAAAGCGTAAATCCTCAACTTCATCTGGGATTTCATTTAGCTCATAGGCTGTGTTGTCTAGTGTTAGTATTCTCATTGTGGTTAATTAATCCAATCTATTTTTTCTACCGTAAATGGGTAGTTTGCTTCTTTGTAGAAGACTTTTCGCTTAGTAAGGTGTCGCTTGGCAAATTTGCAAGTTGATGTTACGTCCCAGATTTCGACATGGTCTTTGTCTTCCGCTTTTCTAATACCTCGTCCAATACTTTGGATAACTCGAGTAAAGCTCTTTCCGGACTCCACCATAACCAGATTAAAAATACGAGGGATATTAATACCAACAGCGGCCACACCGTAAGTCGCCACAATAATCTTGTCATCGCTATTCGCAACTTCGTCATACTCGTTCTTTCTGTCTTTAGCTTTGGTGGCGCCCGATACAAACACAGCCTTGTCTCCTAAGAACTCTACTAGCATTTTGCCAGTTTCGATTCTGTCTACTAGGACAAGTGTGTTACCAGTGCCGTTAACTTTTGTGACTAACTTGCTTATATATTCAATTCTTGACTCGGTGGTTGTTAAATATTTCAACTCACTTTGGTAGTCTTTGTATTCTACGTGATCAATTAACTGTACAATGTTAACGTGACATTGTGCAAGGTGTCCGGCGTCTTGTAGCTCGCTAGCTGCTAGTTTACCAACAACCGGACCAAGGCTACAGAAGATGCTGATCTGAGCAAACTCTTCTTTAGGCACAGTGCCAGTTAGACCCCAACGCAATGGAATCTTGGCAAACACGCTGGTAAGCAAAGTCTTAAGAGCATCTGCTTTAGCCATGTGTACTTCGTCGACCATCACTAGGGCAACATCTTCGATAAACTCTTGAATAGTACACTCAGCTTCGCCAGCTTGAGTTAGCTTGAGCAAGTTGTTTAAACTTTGCCAAGTGCAGATGGTATGTGTCCTGCCGAACTCTTTTCTGTCGCCAAAGTACACACCAACATCTAACCCTAGGTTAATGTAGTCTGCTTCTGTTTGGGTAACTAGACTTTTGTTTGGAACAATAACAATACTGCGACCATACTTTTCTGCACACAATGAAAGTGCCGCAGTCATAATGGTCTTGCCCGCACCTGTAGCAATCTCCTGAATGCTCTGCGGGTTCTGCAAGAAGTTGTTTATAATCTCAACTTGATAGTCACGGAACATAACAGGTTGCCCTGCTGCAGGATGCCCTTCTGGCCACAAGTGTGCAGCAAAAGTATCTTCCTTGAAAGTTTCAAATTCAATCTTGGTGCTGTAATCACGAAGGTCTTCGACTTCTATATCGTAGCCTTCAGCATCCAATATGGGAATAACGTCAGGTAATAAGTTAATATATGTACTGCCACCTAATTGGAAGAAGGCTTGTTTTCCATCCCATCTTCCTAAACGCACCGCCGGTAAGTATCGTGCGCCCGGTATTTCAAACTTAAATCTATCTACTAACTTTTTGCGAGTTCCTAATTCTATTCCCTCGACTTTAACGTTTACTTCATCTTTAATAATTAATTTAGCCTGCAAGCTTCACTACCTTCCTGGTCTTTTGTCCCGTACCACCGGCTGCGTTATATACATCGGCAGAAACGTATACGATCTTTTCTGCACGTTGTACCATAATTTGTTTATCTCCACCAAAGATCATTCCTGCACTAGAAACTAGCATAGGGATACGATCCAGCTTACGCATGGGTTTATGGGTGTGGATAAATTTAACACCCTCAACCGGCACGTAATTTTTATTATTGCCAACTGCTTCAATAACTTCTGCAGGATATAGTTCGTGCAGTTTTCTCAACAGCTTTTCGCTCAAATCAGGTTCATAAACTACAACTGGTAGTCGGTTTGTATTTACTGCATATTCTAGCACACTTGCTAGGTCTTCTTCAACTCTTACGGTTGTTGGGTCAATGCGTACTTCGCGATTGCTAGACAGAGTTAGGGCACGTACACCCCATTGTTCAACTGTTACGTCACGCAATGCTTCTTCAATTGTGAAACCCAACACGCTGCTGGCATCAATAAGACGCAGAACATTATCGTGGCCAAAGCCACCAAGGTGAGTTTCGATGTATTCGCGTAGACTGTTGGGGCAGTTTGTGATCTCAAGTTGATCTGCACCGTAGCACAATTCAATCTTATGCGGCACTGCTTCCGCGGCCAGAATTAGGTTGTTGAGTGTTTCAACTTCTTCAGAGATCTCAAAGTTGTTTGCCTTGGCCCAAGTGTGCAACCAGTTAAGGTTAAACTCTGTCAAGCCAACTACCCACACTTTGGCTTCACGGTCAAATGCACAGCCGCCTTGACTTGAAGATTTAAAGCTACGTAGATCTTCAATTAGCTTTGTGCTAAAAGGGAATCGTAGATGGATCTTGCCATCATTAATAGCAAGACTGTGAGTGTAATCCATTGTACGCAGAGGTTGTCTCCACACTGGATGTTCAATAGGACTCACATCAATTTGCTTGGCTGCAAGTTGCCGTTGGTACTTGAGCAAAATCTTGCACAGCAAGTTACCTTGCTTTTCAGTTAATGCCTTTTGGTTTGCGGTTGCTTCGCTCATGCTAGTCAACACGTCAACATCGTAACGTGCTAGACTAATAATTGGGTCGAACCCAAAGAACCAGGTTGTAATCATTTTGCCCGTAGCAGGGTCACGCATGCCCGCTAGGACTTCCAAATAGTCTTCAACTGTAGAATAGGTGTTCATGCTAGTATTTTAGCATCTATTCATGATTTTTGCGATATGTTTCTATCCAGAATTTAACTATTTCAGCTTGCACTTCTGGGCTTGTGTGATACACGTTATAGATGGTAGGATCAATTACACCAAGCCACATGTTGCCACCTTCGGGCACTTCGTTCTTGTATATGCTCCAGTCAAACATACACATGTCGCCACGAGTCCAAATGTAAGGAATGCCCGATTGTTCTAAAGCATAGAACGCACTTGTGCAAGTAAAATAATCCTGATGGTACTTGAGGTCTTCGTTATACAGTTCAACAAACCATTTCTTAAGAGCATCTCTTGCACTTGGTGTAAGCATTTCGTTTTCCGGAAAGCAAGTGCCTTCAATGAAATTACCTATCCCGTCACTAACAATAGACTCCCTTGCGGTATCTATTTCTGTGTCTACAACGCTTTTATAGCCCGTATAACGCAGGTTATGTGCAAGATTGGAGCTCGTATACTGGCCAGGCTCGTTAAACGCTGCTAGCGGCAAGTCAATTCGTGCTGCACTTGCAAATTCAAACGTAATTAAATCGGGCTTGAGTTTGATTGCTGTTTCAATTTGCAAACGTATTGCGAAATTACTACTTCCAGGTTTAGCAATGTTAGTCAGCTTGGCACCAAACTCTTGTGCAAGAAGCTCTGTGTAATGTGTACCGGGTATTTTGGGTTCGAGGCTAGAGAAACTTGAACCACATGAAATGATGTGCATACGATATTTACTGCAAAGAAAAAACCCCTGATATTTCTACCAGGGGCGAAAGGTTACAGCCAAAAGGAGCTAGAAATCGCCAGCTGTAACAAACTCATTCTTCTAAGGGTGCGATCCCGTTACTGCGTTCATCACGCATAGCCTCAACATCTTGATATTGACGGCGTTCTTGCACTGTACGCCCGCCATCTTCACCTTTGCGGATATGGCGTGGATTGCCACATAGTCCACATTGTGGATTACCACAATCCATTGCATGACGCTTTGCCAGTCGATGTGGCTGGCGATCAAGTTTAGAATTGTAACTGCTTGATGCTTTAGCAATTTTCATTTGCCTAGCAATGTGTACGTCTGTTTTGTGGCGGCGTTGACTATTGAGAAATTTTGCTGTTTCGTTGCTCATACAATTATTTACTTTTAGTTTTGGGTTTCTTTTTCTTTTCTTTCACATGCTCACAGTAAAAGTCGTCACACACTTCTGCTGGGTCTGCTGCGGTCTTGTGTAGCCTGCACCATCCATCGTCTGTGTAAAATCCGCGAGAGTCTGCGTTAAAGTCAAAGTGCTTACAGAAGTCGCAGCACGACCCTCTTGGGTCACAGTCTTTGCACAGCTTCATTTTCTCTGATCCACCGAACAGTTTTCAGTTCAATCACAAACACTGTACCAAGTGCAGCCACAGCCAACGCAATCCCCGAGTACAAAGGCCACTTCAGAATACATCCGCCCACTACTAAAGCAATGGTTAGCACTGTGGCAAAAAATGCCAGCATCTTAGCAATGCCTTTAATTGCGAGCCACATGTAATAGCCGATGTTACGCAGGGCAACTTTTGAATCCTGAAAAAATTCTTGGTAGATAATCATTTAACCCCCAACAACGCCTTTTCTTCGGGACTCAGTTTTTCAAGAGCTTTCTCTTTTGTAACTGCTGCTGCTTTTTCAGCTTCCAGCTGCTGAATCTCTTGTGCAATCACTGTGCTCCGACGATTGACTGTAGTCTTGCCAGATTGCACAGTGTAGTTGCGAGTTGTTGTGGTTGTGTTTCCACAACGTGCAATGTAGAAACTGTAGGCATGATATCCGCGGTCGACAAACTTAACTTCGCAGCCATCAAAGGTGCCCACGTTGTTAATGTCGGGATTGGTGAGCATAGCCTTTGCTTGTTCATCTGTTCGACCACCACACGCTGTGAGCCCTAATGCCGTTACGATCAGCAATGCACAAATTGACAAAACTGGTTTCACAATTTCTTTCATTTTAAACTCCTAAAAGGGCCGAAGCCCTTTATGTTACTTGCCTACGTTAATGAATGGTGTAGGACCAGCACCCATTACGCTTGGCAGTTTACCATCCCACTTTTCAATTGCTTGCAACTGTACGTATGCAGCACCGCCTTGATGTTGGATAGCACTTGCT